AGTAATCTAATTCTCATAGGCATTGACAAATAATGCAAATTAATCCCTAAGAACCCATTGTTATATTGTTCAATAGGTAATACCAAAGGAAATGTGTCATAATAAGGCAACTTATCCTTTAGTTTAGGGTCATATACAAACATATTTAGTAGACCAAAAGTAGGTATTGATGTTCTTTTTCCATCACGAATCAAGTCCATAGACTTTGGTGTGCCAAATTCTTTAATTTTGTTACGAAACCATGCGACAGATTGGGGTTTATTCCCTGCTGCTTTTAACACACTATCTATGTATTTACTTCTTGCCATGTGTTATTTATAAGGAATATAAGAGAAAAGTACCCCTTTTTACAGGGGTACTCAATAGGTTACTCAGCGAGTTTTTCAAAGTATGCTAATGTATCGTCTTCATCAACCACAGGTGTTTCCACTTTTGTAGTTGTAGGTTTTGTATCAACTTTAGGTTTTGCTACAGGAGCATCATCCATTGTATCAGCGACATTACCAACTTTTACAGTTCCAGAAAGAACTGCATCTAGTCTTGTTTTTAACTCGTCATAAGATTTGAAGTTTGTTGGAGCAGTAAACTCTGTAAGAGAGTATTGTCCTTTCCAAACTTTATCTACTGCTTCATCATCTTCAAAAAGTTTTGATGTATCTTCGAACTCTGATTTATCATAGTTCCAGAAACCATCTACCTTTCTGATTTTAAGTTTGAAGTTTGCACCTTCCCAAAAATCAAATGGGTTGATTGCTTTTTCATCTTCGAACTCAGGTGACATCGCAGCAGTAATTTTGTCAAATATCTTCTTACCATATCTGAACAGAAATACTTTACCTTCGTTCTCTGGGTGTTTAGTATCACTTACTACATAAACATTAGAGAAATATTGTAACTTTCTTTTTTGTTTACGAGCAATCTCTTTGTCAGATTCTAAACCTGTATTCCACAATGCAGTATTGTGTTCTGATACAGGGTCTTTCTGATTAAGAGTTGTAAGAGAGTTCTCTATGTACCATTGACCTGTTGGGCCTTGAAATGCATGATTCCAAACTTTCGCCCATGGCAAGTCTTCACCTTGAACTGCTGGTAAGAAACGAAGTACTGCATAACCATTACCAGATTTATCTAGTTCTGGTTTCCACAGTCTTTCATCTACATATGATTTTTTCTCTTGAGGTTTGGTTTCACCTTTAGCTGCATCAAGCAACTTATTAAGCGAACCACTACTTTTTAGACTATCTAAAGACATCTTATTTTCTCCTTTCGTATGTTGTCGTATGTTTAAATATTGTATCTTTCGATACATAACTATTTATAATAGTTATTCTGGTCATTATACTCGCCCCTGACATACTTTGTCAAGTGTTTTATAACTAATTCCTTTAACATTTTTTATCTCTAATTTATTCTCATTACTGTAATCATCTACCCAATAAAATTGAGTATCTGGAAAGTTCTTAAATGTTTCAATTAATTGCACTAACCAATTATCTACATTGAATCCTTTTGATTCTTCTGGTAGATAGTTATCTGTTCCTTTATAGATATTATTCAAAGGTTCATCATAACTACTTAAATCAAATCCTAGCATATAAACATCACTTACACCCTCTTGGCATGCCAAATACATTGCAGTTGCTCCAGCACACCATTCTTTAGGATAGTTTATATTTTTAATCTTATCATTCTCTTGTAACCATGTAACATATAGACCTACATTCTTGTAACATTTTCTTTTCACATCTTCTTTGTCAAGGTATGGAAAGTTCTTTATCATCTCTTGATAGTTTCTTTCTGCATCTATTGCTTCTTTTCCTTGTACAACACAAATATCACTATTGTTTGGATTATCAGTTTGAAAAACTAGTTCTTGTGGATAGTTCATCATTAGAAACTCTGGATGAAACTGTTCTAGTGTACTCCAATCTGCAAACCAACAATTGTTCTTAGATGTATAACCAGACTTGTATATCTCTTGTTGTATTCCATAATCTATGGCAACTAGATTATCAACTTTACAATCTCTGTAAGCGGCATTACAACCCCATGTAGTAAATCCTTCATAGTCTTTAGTTACATCCCAAGATTTTCGAGATTCACCATTTCCATAAATTATTGCTTTACTCATATCACACCATTAATCCTTTTAATATTAATTTAAAACTATTGATGTCAAACTTTAAAAAAGATTTATAATCATTCATAAGTTTATATACATCTTTCCAAACATAGTCATCAATAAGTTTTGTATTCCACTCTTTATGAAAACTCAATATACTGTCTAGTATAACTAAAGTTTCTAGTGAAACTCTTTTACCAAGATAATCTTTTAACAATTTAGGGTGTTTGTTTTTAGATACGGCAACCAGATTTTTATCTAGTATTGGCTCTATTTCTGACTTAAATGTATAAGTCAAACTTTGTATTTTCTTTTTCCATCCTATAAAGTTTTCTTCATCAAACTTACCGACCCAACCTTTTGGATGTATCAAAAAATTAGCAAGTAAATAATCTTGCACATCTTCTTTACTTTTATATTTTCTAGTTAATTTAACAAAAAAAATTCTATCATTCCTTTTGTAGAATGAATTTCTTGATACTTTAGATTTACCATTATACTTTATAAAATCGTAATCACTTTTATCAAAGTGTGCCTTCATAGCACAATACATTAAATATGCATCTATTGGTTGCATTACATAGGTAGTTTAGCAGACTTAGGTAAATAATTTAAATCCCTTGCATTTGCTTCTACTTTTTCTTTTAAATTTTTTGTTAATAGTTTTGCTGTTGTTACAGGTTCAATACCCATTTGTTCACAATAGATAGATATTGCTTCCAAGTGTGTAACTCTTTTATGAAAAGCAATCCTTTCTATTTCCAAAGAGAATGTCTTTGGTGTGTGAACTGTGTTGTCTGACATTAGACACAACCTGTAGGTTTTGGTAGACCACCATACTTTGCAATCTTTTTCATAGGGCCTGATTGAAAGACTTCGTATAACTTACTTGCCTTTCTATCCATATTAAACTCTTTTGCAAAGTTACGAACAGCAGGAACTGTTCCTGTTTCTCCATACATTTCCCTTGCCTTGTCAATGTATGTTTTTATTTCTTCGGTAATTTCCATTCCATCAAGTTCTGCCATTTGATACATAACTTCTTCTGACCAATCGTCTATATTGATAAGAAATCCATCACCATCTCTATTTAAATCCATAATATACTCCTAAATTTTTCACTATTATAATATACTCAAACATGTTTTGTCAACCCTTAAAAAGCAGCACTAGAACCACAACCACAAGTAGATTTCGCATTAGGATTACTAATATGAAATGCACTACCATTTAGTGGGTCATCTGTATAGTCAATAGTGGCACCTTCAAAATAAACACCACTCATTGGGTCTATCAAAAGTTTTACACCATTGGTTTCAAATACCCAATCTTCATCTTTTTGTTTATCTAGGGTAAATCCATATTGGAAACCTGAGCACCCACCCCCTTGTATAAAACAACGAAGTTGAAGACCATCTTCTTCACTTGCCAAGATTACTTTTGCTTGGTTTGCTGCACTCTCTGTAAATATCATTTCCATTAGTTGTACCACTCCTCTAGTGTTTTCTCTAACAATGGTAAATATTCGTCTTTTTCTTTAACAAACTCTTGTACTGTACCATTTTCTGTCACAACTAAAATTACTATTTGATTGATAGGTGTTCCTGTCATCTCCTCAAACATTTCAGCATATGCTGCTGTTTGAATATAGTAATTTTCATTATAAGAATCTTTTCTTTCATTGGTAGATGTTTTAAAATCTACGATTGAGAGATGATGTTGGTAATTTGCTATCAAATCTACTCTACCTGCTACCTTATATTTATCAGAATACAAAGTCATCTCTTGTGCATACACATCAGTTATATACTCAAACTTTTGATTTTTCAACTCATTGAATAAAGTATATGGAAAAAAATCTTTCTTATGTTTATCCCAAGTTTCTTGACTAAAATCTTCATTCAACCAATCTTCACACATCTTATGTACTTTCGTACCTCTGACGGCAGCTTTGTTTGCAATGTGATTTGCAACATCATTACCAACTCTTTTTCTCCACTCCATTAATCCCTTTTTATTTCTAGGTGATAATACTGTGGTGATAGATGGATACTCATTACCTTCTGGTGTTACATAAAATCTTTTTCTATCAACTGTTTTTGTTTTTAATTCAGGGAAATGATATAACCCATCATTTAATTTAATTTCATAATTTTTCATAATTTATTTAACTCCTACATTACTAGCAATCATAATTCGTTTTTCTTCGCAATCACATGGTGGAACAGAATGTTTAACTATGCCAGGAATCACTATCAACGCACCTTCTTTAGTTTGAATGGATAAATCTCCTTCTGGAAAAACTAATGGTGATGCACCTTTCGGCATACGAATATAGTAACACCAACCAAAAACACTACCAACATGATTATGTTCTTGAACCCAATCTCCTTT